GCAGATGCAACAACAAAAAATTCAGGCGGTTGGTCTGAGGGAATCAGCGGTTTACGTTCAGGTGAAATTTCATTTGATGGTTTAGTAAACTACGCATCGGCTGCAAATGCTGAGGAATTAGTCGATTTCGTTTTGAACCGTACAATCATCACGTGTGTATTTGGAACATCTGCAACAGGTGATACGATCTACACAGCGGAGGGATACATTGCATCCATCGAGCAATCAGCAGAAATGGAAGCGGCGGTGACTTTCTCAGGATCAATCACATTGACAGGCGCAATCGTAAAATCAGTAAACGCATAATTTACTGATTCAGAAATACATCCCCTGCATCAGTAAAATGGTGCAGGGTTTTAAAGTTTAAACACCTAATCAAACACAAATGGAAGTCAATCAAAAAAGGGGCTATTGTCAATTAAATATTGGCGGTAAAATTCGCACCTTACATTTTTCAATGAATTTTTGGGCAGCCTTTGAACAGGCATCAGGATTCAGCATCTCAGAAATCGACAAAGTTTTTGGGAATGGTTTGTCATTATCATCAATGCGTGCGTTGGTTTATTCCGGCCTATTAGCATACGATCAAGAGAATGGCAATGAAATTGATTACACAATTTATTCGGTCGGTGATTGGATGGAGGATGTGGATCAGTCGGCATTGACATTATTAGTTGAAACCCTTATGCAATCCCGAATTTTAGGCAATGACCTAAATGCCGGTGTACGCAGAAACGTTGAAAAGTCCACAAAAAACCCAAAGCCGAAAAACCCCTAACGTGGGATTCAATGCTTGATTTTTACATTGGTCAAGCAGGAATACCACCGGACAATTTTTGGCGCAATACGTGGAAAGAAAATGCGTTGTTGGGGGAGTCTTGGAGTGTAAACATCAATTTACATTGGGAAATGCACAGATTTACAAGCACAATGATCATAAATTCACAGGCAACGAAACGTTCACAATTGATCACACCTGATAAATTATTCCCATTGCCACAGGATGTGTTTTTGGACAAAGGGAAACCAAAGTCCACACCGGAACAATTCAAAGCATTTTTAGATCAAATTGAAAAAAGCCAAACCAAATAATGGGTTGGCTTTTTTTTTAACTTTACACTATGGCAGAAGAATTAAAAGTCCGAATAACCGGTGATGCATCAGGTTTGAATGATGCATTATCAAACGCAGAAAAGCAATTAACCGATTTTGGCAAAAAAGCATCCGAAATTGGAAAATCGATGTCGATGTTTGTCACAGCACCTTTGGCATTAGCCGGTGGCGCAGCGGTCAAATTAGCATCCGATTTCAATGAGTCAATGAACAAAGTGGATGTATCATTCAAAAGTTCATCGGCTGAGGTTCAGGCATTTGCAAAGCACGCATTGACATCGTTTGGTATTGCTGAGGGAACGGCATTAGATATGGCGGCATTGTTTGGCGATATGGCAACCGGTATGGGTGTTGGAACTGCTGAGGCTGCAAAACTTTCAACATCTTTGGTTGGATTAGCCGGTGATTTAGCATCATTTAAAAATATTGGAATTGATCAGGTTCAAACAGCATTGGCCGGAATCTTTACAGGTGAAACCGAATCATTGAAACGATTGGGTATTGTAATGACCGAAGCCAACGTGAAGGCTTATGCGTTTTCAACAGGGATCAAAAAATCCTATGATGAAATGTCACAGGCTGAAAAGGTTATGTTGCGATACAATTACGTTTTATCCGTTACTAAAAACGCACACGGTGACTTTGAACGTACAGGGGGCGGTGCAGCCAATCAGATGCGTATGTTTGCTGAGGCATTGAAACAGGTTGGGGCGCAATTTGGTCAGATAGTATTGCCATACGTTACGGCTGCATTTAAGGCATTCAATTCATTTATGGTTTCCGTTTCTGAGTCATCAAAAACCACAAAAACAATTATTATGGTTTTGGGTGGTTTAGTGGCTGCAATCGGGCCGGTATTGACAGCGGTTGGATTTTTATCGCAAAATATGATTGCCGGATTCACAAACGCAACAAAGGCAGTCAAATACCTTTGGGCGGCAATGATGGCAAATCCTTTGGTTGCAATTACAACATTGGTTGCCGGATTGACATCTGTTTATTTAGTTCAAATGGGTGTATTTAAGAATTTGACAGATGTTCAGAAAGAAATGAACAATTTGAAAGATGAATCCGTCAAATCGACAATTAAAGAGGAAAACGAAATGCAACGTTTGGTGAAATTGGCACAGAATCAAAATGTGGCAATGTCAGAACGTAAAAAAGCAATTGAGGCATTGAATGCAATGTCACCTGAGTATTTAGGGAACATTACATTGGAAACGGTTGGAACCGACAAGGCAAAAGCAGCAATGGACAAATACATTGGATCACTAAGGCAAAAAGCATTAGTGATGGCCGGTAATGCTAAGATTCAGGAATTAATGACCAAAAATTTAGCATTACAAACAGGTGAAGCCGATGCCGGATCATCTGTAATGGGTGCGTTAAAATTGGCCTATGGTGCAGCGACAGGAAATATGAATGCGTTTGCAGCAGGTGCAGTTGATAGAGCAAAAAGAACGCAACAGGAAATTGCGGCAAATGAAAAATTAATACAATCAATTGCCAAATTATCGGGTATTGATTTAAATAAAGTTGATTCACCAACATCAACACAAACAGATTTAAAAGGGCCATCAAAAGCACAAGGGCAACCAAGTACAGGATATTCGGCAGAATTTAAAGCATTTCAGGCAAGAATTAAAGCAACAGAGGAAACAGAAAAGGCATTATTTGAAATTAAAAAAAGAATGAATGAAGCATCTTTAAAAGATCAGGAAATCATTCAGAAAAAAATGATGCTGAGTTTGGGCGAAGATGGCCGGGCAAACGTTGAATTATTAAAAAAATGGTTTAATTACGATATTTCAACAAGTGAATTTTTTACATCATTGAACAAATTGCGTGGAATTACAATGGACATTCCATCACCAATGGCAATGTTGGATAAAAAGATTGCAGAATCCACAATTGCACAGAAAACGCAATTGGATTTACAGGCGCAACAATATAGCCTGTATATGGACAATGTCAATAGTATGGCACAATCGGTTGGTAATGCATTCAATCAATTAGGTGGCGCAATTGTTCAATCAATGGGTTTGGCATCAACAGGATTGGAAGGATTTATGGCAACATTGATTCAAATGGGTGTTCAGTATGCAGCGGAGGCATTGAAACAATCCATTATCGCCAAAGGTCAGATTGCAACAGCCAAAGCAACATCAACAGCAAACGCAGTTGTTGCAGGTACTGAGTCAGCCAAATCAACCGGGCCGGGTGCAATCTTTACATTATTACCATTTATTGCAATGGGTATTGCTGCCGTTTCATCGGCATTTAGCAAGGTTCCGGCATTTGCGGCAGGTGGTATCGTATCCGGCCCAACAATGGGTTTGATGGGTGAATATCCGGGTGCAAAATCAAATCCGGAGGTTATCGCACCATTGAGCAAATTGCAGGGTATGTTGGATCAAGGCAATGGCAATGGCACAGCAAACGTTTCGGGTGAATTTGTGTTACGTGGTCAGGATTTGGTGGTGGCATTACAAAGAGCAGAAAAGCAAAGAAATAGAATAGGATAAATATGGCATACGGTGTAAAATATCGTTTGGAATTTGCTGATTTAAAAGGCAACAAACGAAAGGTTGAGATTTTAAAAAACGGATACACCGGTGCAGTTTTGCCAATGGTGGGAACGGCAGAACCTGTTGAAATCGAGTGGAAGGCTGAGGAGGATTTGTATGAACCATTGATTGGATCATTATGCACGTTGAATTTGATGGTAACGGATGACGTTACGTATGACAATTTTTATCTATTTGATGAACGTGAATACAAAGTGGTTGTGTATTTTGAGGCATCGGCCGGATCATGGCAGACATATTGGTCAGGATGGGTTGTGAATGATTTATATGCTGAGGCATTGGTATCAACACCGTATTCATTGTCAATCACAGCCACAGACAATTTGGGGCAGTTAGATGGGTATGATACATGGATGCCTGCAATTGGCACAGACAATCCGACATTGTGGCAATTTATGTGGAATGCATTGTCAAATTTATCGTTGGGATATGACATATATATCAGCAATGATTTAAGGATTGCAACCGATACAGCATGGAAAAACGTGTTTAGTCAGGTTACAATTAAAAAATCAGGATTTTATCACGATTATTATATTATTAACGATGCAAAAGTGACATTGCGGTCAATTTTACTTGGATTTAATTGCCGTATCTTTCAATCATTTGGCCGTTGGTATATTGTCAATTGTTCATCTTATGGTGATCAACGAATCATTGAAGGAATACAGGCCGGAACATACACCGGTGCAGGTATATTGACAGCCAAACAAGGGTTTTTAAATGCAGGCACAGAAAACATCAAATATTGGATTTATAATGCATCAGGGGTGGAACAATCAACCGTGACAACAAATATGTTGAAGGTTGTGCCAACCAATATGCAACCAATAGGCCAAAACCTGTTTAGAACACCACGCAGACCGGTCAAAAAATATCAGGAAATTGTCGATATTTCACAACAACAGGTGGATTTAAATTTGAACGCATCGTTTGAATTTGACTATGAGAATTGGACAACGACATTAGTCACAACGGAGTTTGTCAATGCGCCATTTGCAGGCCGCAGATCGTTGAAATATGTTGGCACAAGTGCATTGGGTGTTTACACGGTAAGATTGTCAAGTACAGGGGCAGCGCAGGCCATTAGGGGCAACCAATATCAGGTTTTGTTTTCAGTCAATATTGACAAGGGCGGATCCGATAACAGATTGCCGTGGTTTTTGCGTATTGAATATTCACCGGGTGTGTACACATATTGGAGTGATGTGAACAAAACGTGGGGTACATCACCGGGATCAGTTTTATGGAATGAAACGAAAGTTGTTGGTGCAGGTACATTTGAATCATTCAAATTCACAGCCAAAGAAGCGACCGAAAGTGGAACAATTCAGATTGGGTTTTCATATCCATATATTGATGCACCGGGTTCATACACAGGAATGTATTTGGATAATTGTGCAGTCAGAAATATTGACAAAGATCAGAACGTATATAAACAGGTGTATTTTATCCGTGAGCAATCAGGCACATTTGCGACATCAGATGTGATGGAGCATAAAGATGTTGTGCAGGCCGATTTGGATTCAGTTGTATTTTTAGGTGCATTTACGGATAATAACGGATTCAAACGTGCGCAGGATGTGATGGGTTTATTTATTGAACAAGTAGTCACACAGCAAAGATTAAATGATTTTAGGCAATATTCGATGCAATACGAAGGTGATTTGTATAATATGGATGATTACGGTGTGATGTCAATGGCCCATAAATTGTACATTAAATTTCCAACATTGACCGAAACAGATTCGGCCATTGTGGATTCAATCCGAGTGAAATTGAAATCGAATGTTTACACCTGCCAATTCCATATCCCTAATAATTATACGGATGTTGCAAGCACGTACAGGATTTCATATCAGGAATAATTTTGTTTTTCATAGGTTTAGAAGTGCGCATCCGTTGTATTCTTTGAGTGCATCGGATGTTGATTAGGGTGAATGCAGAATGGTCGTGGAATAATCTACGGCCATTTTTGTTTTATTTGTCGGTTTTACTAATTAGTTATTTGGCTAATTTTGAAAAAAAACTACAAATGGGTTTAAAACACGATCAAATCAAGGATCATTTTTTTTCATCGCCATTATCAATGAAACATTTTTCGGAAAAATACCACGAAACATATGGGTATTCAGATGCAAAGCAAATGCGAAAAATGATGAGCCGTTATAATATTTTATCACGTGTAAGGGCTGAAAAAACATTGGCTAATTTACCAAAGGCACAAATTGAAACATTAACGTGGGAGGAAATAGATAATTTTGGAATTGAACCATCAATTGGGAAGGAATACACATCAGCACGGTTGCCGGATCATTTAAAGGTCATTGGGATATTGTCCGACATACACGTGCCGTTCCATTCAGTTGAAGCCGTGGTGTGTGCCATTAAGGAGTTAAAAGAAAGAAACATTGATTGCCTGTATCTAAATGGCGACACATTCGATTTTTACAGCATTAGCCGGCACGAAAAGGAAAAGGATTTGAGGGATTTTCCAAAGGAAATAGAAATGTGCCGTAATTTCCTGCAAACATTGCGTGGAATATTTCCAACGATTCCGATCTATTTCAAGGCAGGAAACCACGAAAACAGATACCAACGGTATTTGAATGAGCAGGCTGAGGAATTTGCCCAATTGCACGAAATGCAATTTGATAAGTTTTTCCGGATGGATGTGTTGGACATCAAATTTGTTCCTGATTGGCAGGGCATGGAAATGGGCGATTTGTTGGTGTGCCACGGTCACGAATTGATGGCCGGTGGAATGAACCCATCACAAAGCACGTTCAACAAAACATTCTGCAATACATTGATTGGACACGTTCACAGAACAACCAACACAATCAAAAAGGATGGATTTAAACGATACATCCATACATATTCCACAGGATGTTTGACGCAATTATCACCTAAATATTACCCATTTGCACAGCACAACAACGGTTTTGCGGTTGTAACAATCACAGATGGAAAATCAAAGGTTGAAAACATTATGATAAAAGATGGGAAAATTGTGTAATATTGCAATGAAAGATTAAGGTTTTGATTCATAGTTGTTGTAAGATAAAGGGCATTTCCGTTGGATTTGCCCTTTTTTATGACCGTTAAATAATTTTTTGATATTTTTTTGATCTATTTTGTTTGAAATTGTTTGAAATATAAAATAAAGGTGTAATTTTACAGAACAAAACAACAACAAAACAATAAAAAAATGGAAATCTCAATCCCAAAATCAACCAAAGAAAGCCGTATTGGCGAATTGATGGCCGTAAACAAAATGAATGGCATCAAGCAAACAAAGACCGAATTGAGAAAATTATCATACGATCAGATCAACAATTTATTGATCAAGGGATATGACAAATTCGGAACAGGATTCAAAATGAAATTTCAATAATATATAAACAACAACAACCATGGAAAACGTATCAACAATCGATTTGTATCAATTCACATCATTATTCCCATTCAAGGAATACAATTGCAAAAACACACAGGAACCATGCATCATATGCCAAAAGCCGGTTAATTTGTCTGATAAAACAAAATATGTTCACTACCTAACAAATGGCCATGTGACAAACGTTTTGGATCACGTAGATTCACAGGGAATGTTTCCAATTGGAAACGATTGTTGCAAGCGGTTACCATCAAATTTTGTGTTCACATATTAGTACAGGGCCGGGATCATAACCGGCCTATTTAAAAATATTTTATTATTTTGATTAAAATTGTTTGAATTTGTTTGGAATGTTCAAAAAAGGTCGTACATTTACATCACAAACAACAACAATTATGGAAAAATATAGTAAAACAATCGAATTAAACGGAAAATCAATCAAAGTAAATGTTGAATTTTCATATCATACAACAGAACGCAAAACCACATTACAATCATGGACAATGCCTGTAAGTGTTATTATTAACAATATTTGTTATGACAAAGTTGTGAACGTATCATGTGACACAACAAAAAGAAATAGCGGTCTTAAATTTACTTGCAATAAAACAGGTTTAAAATTTAACGATTCGCACAAAAAAGTAATTGAGCATATTTTGACATTAAACAAATAATTAACACCGGGCCACAGCGGATTCTGTGGCAATCTTATAAACAACAACAATTATGTGGAATCTATTAAAAACAATCGACAAAAATGACATTGCAGGTTTAGTTATCGTTTTAACAGCCGGTGCAATTTGTGTGAAAATTATGTACATCGTTGGCAACATTTAATCACTACGGCAATGGTTTACAAAATCACATTCAAAGATCACGCAGGATATTACACCGTGACCAAATCATTCAACAGCACGGATGAACTTGGAAAATATATCCAAAACGAATTGAAT